TTCTTTGTTCAACACAGCACACCCAACAATCGCTGGTTCTTTCCAAAACACACTAACTACACAGGCAGACCTTAACGAAACATCGTTAGAACAAGCAATGATCGACATTGCTGGTATGACAGATGAAAGAGGTCTTAAAATCGCAGCAAGAGGAATGAAAATGATCGTTCCTTCTGAGAACCAATTTACTGCTGAGAGATTAATGAAATCTCAAGGTAGAGTTGGAACAGCTGATAATGATATCAATGCTCTAAGATCTATGGGAATGATCCCAGAAGGTTACAGAGTAAATCACTATCTAACAGATACTGATTCATTCTACATTATCACTGATGTGCCTAATGGTATGAAGTATTTTGAAAGACTACCTATCCAAACTAAAATGGAAGGTGATTTCAATACTGGAAACGTTAGATACAAAGCTAGAGAAAGATACTCATTTGGAGTATCAGACCCTAGAGGTATCTATGGCGTTGAAGGTGCGTAATACCAAATAAAATTAGGGGCCGCCTCAAAACGGCCCCTTTTTAATTTAAAAGAGGTGAGAATATGAAAAAACTACGAGTCCAGATTTACGCTTACAAATATCACGCAGATTTTATTATAGAATCAGAAGATTCCCCAGAAGCAGTAGAAAACGCTATCATTGACAAACTTGGAGAAAATGATATAAAATGGGAGTATCTTGGAGAAATGAACGATCCCAAGATAAATAGAATAACCTATGAGGAGGTTATAGAAGATGGAGCAAATGCAAACACATCTGAACGACCTTTATACGAAGAAAAAAGGTCTGGACCTAGAATGGGAGCAGGAGCATCTTAAAGAGGGTAGATATACTCTCGATATGGTTAGGATTGACCGAAAAGTCAGAGAAGTAATTAGCCATATAAAACTTGCAGAAGCTAAAAAAGAGCATCTGCGAAATAAGGTGGAAGACGCTGCCCCACAAGTTTCTGTAGCTACTTAATAAAAAGCTACATCGTTGAATAAATTCAATTCACATCGTAGGCTCTCTTGCACTCTACTAAAATGTAGTATATAGTTTTATTACTATACAATTAATTAGAACATAGACGCGTATAGTCGACGGCCTAGAGACTATGTTCGTAAACTAGGAGGATATAATTATGGCATCAACTACATTTTCGGGACCAATTAAAGCTGGACCGATTTCACACACAACTGGTACAACAGTTGGAACAAACGTAAAAAATACGGGTCACGTTGTAATGTCTCAATCTGCAAAGATCGTGTACACAAACGTAACTGATTTAACAACTAACATTGTTATACCTGCAAAATCACACATTATAGCTATCGACGTTAACGTTGAAGTAGCATTTAATGGTGGTGGTGCTGACACTTTAGATGTTGGTATCGTAGGTAACTCAGACTTATTTGTTGACGGCGCAAACGTTGCAGCAATAGGTCCTGTAGCATTAGGAACAACTGGTCTTTGTACAAATTGGAGAAACGTTGGAACATCTGATGTTAGAGTCGCAATGAAATACATTGACGCTAATGGTGACAGTTCTGCTGGAAGAGCAAGAGTAACAATTACTTATACTCAAGCTAACGATCACAGTGTATAATAAATAATTTGGTGCTCCTTCGGGAGCACCTTTAATAAGGAGAAAAGTTATGGCAGGCGGAGGATCATTTTCAAGTGACCAAACAACCCTACACATGAGTACTATTGGTTCCAATACTTTATCAAGAGCTGGTAGAGCTAGAATTACTTCTATTCAAGGAAAAGGAATAGCAAGTTCTGTTTTAAAATTACATGATTGTGCTACTGCAGGTGCTGCAGCTTCTGGTAATCTAGTGGCTACATATCATTATGGAACTGAAGGTTTAGAAGTATATGTTCCTGGTTCAGGAATTCTTTTTAAAGAAGGAATAGTATTTCATTTAACTGGGTCTAGCGGAAGCGTTACTGTAACAATAACAGGAGCGTAGTCTAATGGCTAACACTACTTCTGGAACTACAACGTTTGGAAAAAATTTTGCAATAGACGATATTGTAGAAGAAGCTTTTGAACGTATCGGTATACGAGGAGTTTCAGGATATCAACTAAAGACTGCAAGACGTTCTTTAAATATTTTATTTCAAGAATGGGCTAACAGAGGTATTCATTTATGGGAAATAGCAGATGGATACTTGACACTAGTTGCTGGAACCAATGAATATATTGGCTATCGTTCTAGTGGCGATGGCACATCCACACTATTAAATAGTGCTGGTGCTGCTTTATATAGTGTTGATGATGTTTTTGAAGCATCTTATAGAAGTAATGCAGGTACAACAAGTCAATCAGATAGTCCTCTAACTAAAGTTTCTAGATCAACTTATTCAGCTCTTTCAAATAAATTAGCACAAGGACAACCATCACAATATTGGGTCCAAAGATTTATAGATAGAGTTACAATAACTTTATACACAACACCAAGTTCAAGTCAGGCTGGTGACAGAGTTCAATTTTATTACATGAAAAGAATTGATGATGCAGGAGATTATACAAATGCAGCCGATGTTCCATACTACTACATTCCGTGTATGTGTGCAGGATTAGCTTATTATTTAAGTTTAAAATATGCACCAGACAGAACACAAAATTTAAAACTTTTATACGAAGACGAACTATTAAGAGCGGAGGCAGCGGATGGGTCAAGCAACAGTACATTTGTTACACCTAAGACCTATTACCCTAGTGTTTAATTATGGCAAGATTTGCAAAAGGAAAATATGCATTAGCAATCTCTGACATTAGTGGCCAAGCATTTCCATGGAATGAAATGGTCACACAATGGAATGGGTTATTTGTACACTATTCTGAATTTGAATCTAAACAACCACAACTAGATCCTAAACCAAGTCAAGCTGATCCAACTGCTTTACCAAAATCAAGACCACAACAACCACCACCTGATACATTAAGATTTTTAGATTTTAATCCTTTAAGAACTTTTGCTGCAGGCTCACCAATTATAAATGTAAACTCTCCTAATCATCAAAGAAATTATGGAGATCAAGTAAGATTTAGAGGAGCTCCTACAACCAGCTCTGCTGCTTCAACTGATCCACAGTTTAGTAATATTGCAAACATCGATGGAATTACTGGAGCAACTATTTGTCAAGCTGCGGGTTACACAGTTTATCCTGGTTTATATACTAGTTATACAACAACATTAAATGGAGCCATTGATGCAACTACAACAGATGTCATTTTATCTACAGTAAGTGGATTCAACGGAGTTGCAACATCACCTTTTGAACCTACAATTGCAAATCCAAGTGGCACACCGACATATGGTGCATTAGTAGGAACAGAAATTATTAGTTACACTGGAGTTGGTCCAGCAGATAATATTCAACAAACATTTTCTGTGAGAGTTGTAAATACTGCAAGTGGTAATAAATATTATATAGATAATGTACAACAAGATACATTAACTTTTATTAAAACTGGGACATATACTTTTAGTCAAACTGATTCTACTAACGAAACCCACCCTTTAAGATTTTACACAGCAGCAGATAAAAGCGGTGGAGAATATACAACTGGAGTCACAACGTTTGGTACTCCTGGAGTTACTGAAGGTGCATATACAAGAATTGTTGTAGATAGTTCAGCGCCTGCCACATTATATTATCAATGTTCAAGCCATGCAGAAATGGGTGGTCAAATTAATATAACAGAAGTTACAGACAATCAATTAACTGGGGTTACAAGGGGAGCTTTTGGATCTACAGCTGCTTCTCATAATTCAGGTGTTTCAGTTAGACTATTATTAACGCCAGCAAACAATTATTATTTTACTGCAGGTAGTAATGCAACTACTGGACAAATCGCTGGAGGAGGTTATAATGTATCTTCAGGTCCGGTAACATTAAAAACAATAGGACCACAGGCATAATATGGCATACACTTTAACAAACTTACAAGACGATATAAAAAGTTACACAGAAGTAGACAGCACAGTTTTTACTGAAGCTGTCTTAAATAGATTTATACAAAACGCAGAAGAAAGAATTTATAGATCGTTTGATGCTGACATGGAAAGACACTATGCTACATCAACTACAATTATTGGAAACAGATATGTTACCATCCCAGCAGATTTAAGGGTCATTAGATATGTTCAACTAAAAGATAGTTCTGGTAATCAAGTCTATTTAGAGCAAAGAGACCCTAGTTATATAGCGACTTATTACGACACACCAGGCACTGCATCTACCACTCTTCCTAAATACTATGCTAATTGGGATGAGAATTATTGGGTTATTGCACCTACGCCTAACGCAGCTTACGAAATTACGTTGGCGTATAATAAGAATCCAACTAGTCTAACTGACGCTAGTGTCAGTGCTACAGGGACCTATCTCTCGAATAAGTACCAAGATTTACTTTTGTATGCTTGCCTAGTAAATGCATATGCATACTTGAAAGGACCGCAGGATATGTTACAATACTATCAAGCGGCTTATAAAGAAGCTTTAGAAACGTATGCTACCGAACAAATTGGTCGTAGACGCAGAAACGAATACAATGATGGTGTTATTCGTCTTCCTATCAAATCTGAATCACCATCAAGTTATTAAAGGAGATAAAAAATATGGCAAACGTAATACCTTTTTCATTTAGAGGAGAACTCTTTTCGGGAACGCATAATTTTTCTTCTGGTGGTAACACATTTAAAATAGCGTTGTACACAGCAAATCCGTATACAACATCAAGCACGGTTAAAGTAGGAACTAGCGAAGTTAGTTCTTCTGGAGGAAGTAACTACACAACAGGTGGAGAAACTTTAGGTTCACAAGCTGTTGCTGCTTCGACAGCAGTTGCTTCAGTAGACTTTGCAGATGCAACTTGGTCATCAGCAACTTTTACAGCAGCCTTTGCAGCTATTTATAATAGTACTAACAGTGATAAACTTTGCGTTGTTTTAGATTTTGGAGGAAATAAAACTGCAACTAATGGCACGTTTAAAATTACCTTCCCAGATCCAGCAACACCAGCCAATGCAATTATAAGTATGGCATAGGAGAATAAATGGCTTTAGTAATAAATGACAGAGTAAAAGTAACAAGCACAACTACTGGCACAGGTGCGTTCGCACTTGGTTCAGCGGCAACTGGTTTTGAAACTTTTGCAGCAGGAATAGGAAACAACAATGAAACTTATTATTGTATCTTTAATCAAGGTACTAGTGAGTTTGAGGTAGGACGTGGTACATTAGATGGATCAAGTGCTAACTTAGCTAGAACTCAAGTTATCTCCAGTTCTAATTCAGACTCAGCTGTAGATTTTAGTTCAGGTACAAAAGATGTGTTCTGTACTTTACCTGCAAGTAAATCTGTTTATTTAGATGCTACAGGTAATCCGGTAGGAGCAGCAAGCAATGGTTTTGCATTAGCAATGGCGGTTGCATTATAGGAAATAAATATGGCACAAGATTTTAGAAACGTATTAGTTAGAACAATTGGAACATCAGATACTACACTGTTAGCGGGTGGAAACTATGATGCAGTTATTGGTATTAGATGTTGTAATATTTTAACATCAACTATTGCAATTGATGTTAAGATTGCAAAAGGCGGAGCTGATTACTTTTTAGCAAAAGGAGTAGTTATTCCACCAAACTCTGCAATTGAATTAATTCAAGGTGGAGCAAAAATTGTTTTAGCTAGTGGTGATACGTTAGAAGCCGTCTCTGATACAGCAAGTAGTTTAGACGTGGTTCTTTCGTACATCGATACAATTAGTTCGTAGGAGGAATTATGACTGCAATAATAAATGGTATCCAATATATTGGAGGCCAAACAGGACCGAATGAATTTATACCCAATCAAGCGGCAACGATTGATGGTACACAAACTATAGAAAGCGCTGTACTAGCAGGACCAATAACTATTCCTGCAACTATAACAGTAACAGGAACGTTGGTAATAGTTTAATGAGTAAAATAGAGGTAAATACAGTTGCACCACAATGCGGAACTACTTTAACACTAGGTGAATCTGGTGATACAGTAACTTTAGGAAGTGGTGCTAGTCAATCTGGTTTTGGTAGAACAGGGACCGTTGATTGGCAAACTGGATCTATTAAAACAGCGACTTTCACAGCAGCAAATGGTGAGGGTTATTTCGTAGATACCACTTCAGGTGCAATCACAGTTACACTTCCAGCTTCACCATCATCAGGTGATATAGTAGCAGTAGCAGATTATGCAGGAACAGCTGGAACTAATAGTATTTTTTTAGCAAGAAATGGTTCTAACTTTGAAGGAGCTGCTAATGATGGTGAAATTTCTGGAGATAGAAATACATTAACAGTAGTTTATGTTGATGCAACACAAGGTTGGGTACCTGTTAATGAAAATGTTGGTTCTTCAGAAAAAAATGTATTTATTTCAGCAACAGGTGGAACCGTTACAACTTGCGGAGATTTTAAAATTCATACATTCACAGGACCAGGTACTTTTTGTGTTTCAGCGGGTGCAGGTCCAGTAGCAAAAGTAGATTATGTAGTAGTAGCTGGAGGAGGTGGTGCTGGTGGTTCTACTAACCCTGGCGGAGGTGGAGCAGGAGGTGGAGCAGGAGGTTATAGAGAATCTCATTGTTCAACTACATCTGGTAGTTATGCAGCTAGTCCATTAGCAAGTTCAACTTCTTTACCTATTTCAGTAACAGGTTATCCAATTACAGTCGGCGGAGGTGGAACAGGAAAAGGACCAGGAGCTTATT